ATCCCTGAGAAGACCAGCTGGCTGGTCAACGCACTATTCTCAGCGGGTTCGGTTGCTATCGACTCCGAGGGTATTGTTAAAATCACTGCACGCGACACTGCGGCTGCAGCTTAATAGGAGGGCAAAGTCATGGCATATGATGCAGCTGGCTTTACAGCCTACAGCGCCTCCAAGCGAGGCAACGCCCCGTCGATGTACGGCTACAAAACAGCCGATGCTATCGCGGATGTCAACACCAGCGGTTATTTCAACTCGCTGGCCAACACGCTTGAAGTGGGCGACGTTATCCACTGCGTGACTTCGACCGGCTCGACCGCCGTTGTCACCTTGGTGTATGTCGTATCTAATGCGAGCGGTGTAGTGGATGTAACCGACGGCACCACGCTGTCGGCTACCGACGGCGACTAAATAGTCACCATGTAGTGTCAAGGGCTGGTTTCTGCGAGAGGCCAGCCCTTTCTTACATTAAGAGGTTGCAATGGCAGCAGGCGACACAGGTGTATCAATTTGCTCTGACGCGCTGATTCTGCTGGGCGCGAAGGCAATCTCATCTTTTAACGATGGTACTGACGAAAGCTCTACTTGCGACCGTCTATACCCGGACATCCGAGATTCGACCCTGATGATGCATCCCTGGTCATTCTCGATGAAGAAGATCCAGCTGGCGCGGTTAGTGACAACACCAACTAGCTTTTGGAAATACGAGTATCTATTACCTGGTGACCGGCTGGGCAATCCGCACGCTGTGCGCGATTCTGCTGCGGTTGGCGGGTATCTCAGCGTCGATTGGGAAATCCAGGGCGACAAGCTGCTAACCAATCTGGAATCGGTCTACATCGATTATCAGTACCAGACACCAGAATATGCAATGCCGCAATACTTTGTGCAGTTGCTGAAGTATATGGTTGCTTGGCACATTGCAGAGCCGATTACTGAGCAAGGTGAAAAGACACTGCGCTGGCGGCAGATCGCTGTCGGCGATCCAGCTGAGAATGGTCGCGGTGGTTACTTCCGGCAGGCTGCTGTGATTGATGGCAAGAATCAGCCAGTGCGCGTGATTGAAGATTACACGCTGACTGCGGTGAGGAACTAATGGCACGCTTCGTTGACTTTACAACGAACTTCTCAACGGGCGAGCTCGACCCGTTACTGCGTGCGCGGGTTGACCTGCAGCAGTATGGCAATGCGCTGGCCAAGGCAACGAATGTCCTGATCCAGCCGCAAGGTGGCCTGCGTCGCCGCCCAGGCTTGAAGCATATTCTTGAGCTGCCCAATACCAGCACTGCCTCTGCAGGCAACGGCGTGCGCCTGGTGCCGTTCCAGTTCTCGGTCGATGATTCCTACATTCTGTGCTTCACGCACAATCGTATGTATGTGATCAAGAATGGAACTGTGCAGGCCAACATCAATGGCAGCGGAAACAACTACCTGACCACTAGCATTGGCAGCAGCATTGTTGACGATATGTGCTGGACGCAGTCGGCTGACACGCTGATTGTGGTGCATCCTGACCTGCAGCCGGTGCAGATCCAGCGCACTAGCGACACAGCCTGGACGGCCACCACGATCACCTTTGACAGTGTGCCGAAGTATGCGTTCAACATTGACTTTCATACGAACAACTCAGAAACGCTGACACCATCAGCCGTTAGCGGAAACATTACGCTGACAACGACCAGCTCAAAGCATGACACTGGCACAGCGCAGGCTGGCACTAGCACGACCATCACGCTGAAATCATCGTCAAGCTCGGTTAATGATTATTTCAATGGTTTGTATATCACCATCACTGGCGGCACAGGCTCAGGTCAAATCCGCATCATTGAGGATTATGTTGGCTCGACCAAGGTGGTGACGGTTGATCGGGCGTGGACAACCACGCCAGATTCAACCAGTACATACAGCATCACAAGTTTTACAACAGAGTCGGTCAACCAATACATCAATGCCAGCCCACAGGGCAGGGCAAGAATTACTAGGTATGTATCGGCAACGGTGGTTGAAGCGGTTACCGAATACCCATTCTTTAGCAGCTCTGCGATAGATGCTGGCCGGTGGGAGCTTGAGCATGGTTACGAGGATGTCTGGTCGAGCACCAAAGGCTGGCCACGGTCGGTAACTTTCCACGAGGGTCGGTTGTACTTTGGCGGCAGTAAGTCGCGGCCATCGACTGTGTGGGGCAGCAAGATCGGGCTATTCTTTGACTTTGTGCCATTTGAGTCTTTGGACGATGATGCGGTCGAGGCGACGCTAGACACCAACGAGCTGAACGTCATCACCGACATTATTAGCTCAAGAGACTTCCAGGTCTTTACCACTGGTGGTGAGTTCTATGTGCCGCAGCAGGGTACTGATCCGATCACGCCGCTGACTTTCACGTTTAAGAACGTCAGCCGAAATGGGATTAAGCCTGGCACTCGGGTGCAATCGGTGGAGTCTGGCTCGGTCTACATCCAGCGCCAGGGCAAGTCACTTAATGAGTTTTTGTTTAGCGACACCCAGCTGACCTACATCACCCAGCGGATCTCGCTGCTGTCTGGCCACCTGCTAAAGGGGCCGCAGCGCATTGCCTTGCGTCGGGCATCTAGTACAGAAGAGGCAGATCTGTTGCTAATGACCAACACTAACGACGGCAGCATGGCAGTCTTTTCCATCATGCGCAGCCAGCAGATTACGTCGCCGTCTGAATACACCACCGATGGTGAGTTTGTTGATGTTGGCGTAGACATCACGCAGATCTATGTGGTGACCAAGCGCGTGTTTAATGGCACCACAAGGTACTTCATTGAGCGCTTCCAGGATGATCTGTATACCGACTGCGCATTCATTGGCGGCGCTGCAGCCAGCGCATCTAGTCTGCCGCATGTCGGTAAGGCGCTTAATGTCATCACCGATGGCGTGCCGCAGAGTAACGAGACTGTCAGCGGTGGCGGCTCGGTGACGTTTGACCGCGCATCGACCACTAGCTATGAGGTTGGGCTGCCTATTACTGTGTATGCCAAGACGATGCCCGTTGAGATTAAACTGCAGACCGGCAGCCGGGTATCGTTTAAGAAACGCATCGTTGAGATCAGCGCGGTGCTAGAAGAGACACAGAACCTGGTAATCAATAATCAGCCGGTGGCATTCAGGTTGCTGGACAATCCGCTGCTGGATGATCCAGAGCCGATCTATACCGGCATCAAGCGGGTCAATGGTGTGCTGGGTTACAGCCGCGAGCAGTCGATTGAGGTGTCGCAGAATCTGCCGCTGAAAATGAATCTACTCGGCCTTGACTATCGCGTGGCCGTTTACTCGGGAACATAGACATGGCAGATCCCTCCCAAATAGTCGCAGGCGCTGGCCTTATAGCGTCATACGGCGCTGCCCAAGCGCAGCAAGCTGCAGGCATTCAACAGCAGACAGGCTACCTGCTGCAAGCACGCGACAACCTGGCGGTGGCCGAGGTTCGCGCAGAGATGTCGGATCAGTATGCGCAGATTCAAGCTGGCCGGATGTTGAAGAAGGCAGAGATTGAAGCGCGTAACTATCAGATTGCTGGAAATACTTTGCTTAAAAATGCGCGAGTAACCAATGCCGCATTACGCGCCAGAGCTGCTGCGTCGGGTGTTGCATTTGGCGAAGGCAGCGCGGCTGCGATACAAGCAGAGAATACCCGCAGCGTTATGTTTGATGTCAACATCGCAGAGCTCAATGCGTTGACGGCTCGCACGATGGGTTATGAAGATGCGGCTGCAATGATCCAATCGACGGACTACCAGAACTTCCTGAGTGTGTTTGCGGCACAGCGCCAGGCTGGCCAGTTTGTCCAAGCAGGCGCAGCAGCTCGCCAGGCTGGTGGTCTGATGGCTGGTGCTACATTGACCCGTGGCGCTGTTGAGTTTGGTCAGACATACTTCAGAGAAAAGAAAAGCTAAGGCGACATCATGGTGACAAGACTTGAATCTGGTCGAATTCAGCTAAATGCACCGGGCGGCGTGCCGATGGAGCGCGTCGTTCCGCAGCAGGTTGATTACATGCCTGCCGCCAGAGAGCAGGCCAGAGGCGCTGGCGTGATGGCTGATATCATTGATCGCATGTCGGAGAGCATCTACGGTGCTGCAAAGGAAATGGCTGCGACTGAGGCTGTCCAATATGTTGCGACTAACCCACCAGATCGCACGCAGTTTTTAATTGCTGCTGGCTTTGATCCAGAGACAGGCACATTTCGCGGTGCGCCACCACCAAAGAAAGAGGGCGCAAAATATAACTGGACTGAGTTTGACAAGGTATATCAGAAAGCCAGAGATGCGCAGATTGCCAGCCTAATTAAACAAGAAGGTTTGCACCAGATTGCAAACTTGATTACCAGGACTGACAAAGAAGGCGTGAATGCCTTAACGTCCAAGGACGTTGAAACACAGATTGAGAACATGATCACCGGCTTTGAGGCCGCAGCACGCAAAGAAAGCCCAGCTGCAGCACTTGAGGTTAGAGCATCGTTGGCCGCGCATGGTTACACAGCTATTGAAAAAGTTAGAGGGCTGGAGGCAAAGGCTGCCAAAGAAAGGCAGCTAATTCGCCTTGATCAGGATTTTGAAGACAGGCTGAAAATCTTAAAAGATTCGCTTGTGCAATTTCCAGACAATACACAGCTGTATGCTGATGTGTTTGCTAGAAATTTGATTGAGGAAGCAGTTAAGACAAATGATCGCGCCATTGTCGCTGACATGAGAAAGCGCGTTAATGAAGCGGTGGCCAATGCAAAAATTGACGCAGTTTCAACTTACGTCACCAATACTGAATTTGCCGGTAATAACCTAGCTGCTGTTAGACGGTTAGACAAAGATGATGCTGGGCAGCTATCGCCAATTTGGAACTCAATGAACTTTTCCGAAAAGGCAAAGGTTCGAGATGGGTTGCGCTCTGTATACGCAGATAAGGTAACGGCTGAAACACGGGCAAGAGATGAAGAGCATAGAAGCAATTTGTCTTTGGTAAACCAAATGACCCAAAGATTAATTGCTGCTGATGGTAATGATCGGGAGGCCGAGAGCATTCTTTTAAGCATTTCCTATCGCGACCCAACAGCGATAAACCCGAAAGATATTGCGCTGATCAAAAAGCAGGCTGCCGATAAGCAAGAGCCTTCTTACGGCGTGCTTACGATGATGAAAGAAAACATCTTCAATGATAGGTATTTAAACATTGAACAGATGAAGGTTGCAGCAAGAAGAATGGGTGTGCCTGAGAAATTTATCTATTCTGACCTGCAGCCATTTTTTATTAGCAGGAAAGACAAAGCGGAAGGGTTGTTGTATCAAGGAATTAATAGAGCAGCCAACATGGACGCTGGATCAAGAAATGAAAAGAACGTGCAACGCGCACGACAGTCTATCGAACAGGAAGTTGATGAACGATTCCAAGATCAAAATAATTTGCCGACAGAAAAGAGAAAGCCTAAATCTGCAATTTTGAAAGATGTTCAAGAGGAGCGCAAAAAGTCGCAGGCCAATCAAATTATTGAAATGAAGCTAAAGTCGGTCAATGAGTCTTATGGCAAAAGCAGCGCAGACGCAAAGACGGGCATTGTGTTTGACATCAACACAAACATTGATGAGCTGGCTGACCAAGCGCGAAGAGGCAAAAATAAATTGAGCGACCTTGACATTGAATTGCTGCGCTCAGAATATGCAATTATTAAGAAGCAGTATCAAATTTTGAATCCTGTCAGATCGCAGCCGGGTGGAAGATGAGCAAAGAATTTGACACGATGTACATTGACCACTTGGTTGATCGAGACTATCCACCGATGTCAATGGACGGTATGCAGCTGGCTGCTGCTGATACCGGTCGCCTGCCGGAGGTTGTGGTTACTGGTGAGCCAGAAAAGCCGACAGACGCTGGTGGCCCAGCTGGAGTACCAGAGCCACGCTTTGGCCGCGGCGGTGTTACTAAGGCGCGATCTGAGGCTGCCGGTGGTCTTGAGGTTCCGGCGATGGGATTGGCAGACACGCTAGCTGGCGCACTGCGTGGCACGGTTGCGCAGTCGCTTGGCCTGCCTGGTGACATTGAAAGCCTAGTTCGCTTGTTGACCGGTGGCGAGCAGGTGCTGCCGACTACAGAACGGGTAAGCGAAATGCTGCCGCCTGTGGTGCCTGAGAATGCGCCAGACATGGTTGGCTATAGCGCGGCAGAACGACGCAAGACAGCTGATGTGGCTGGCAAGCTGGGTGAATACAACCCGATCCTGGGAGCGCCAGAGGCTGTCAAGATTGGTGTCAAAGGTGCTAAAGCTGCAGGTGCTGCGCTAGCTCCGGCTGCTGCCAATGTGATTGAGAGCAACCTGCGCAAGGCTGGCATGATCATGGATATTGCGCCAAGCGGCCCAGGTCAAGTTGTTGTGCCGGTCAAGATTGGTGAGCGCGAAATAAAAATACCGGCTAAAGAAGCAGCATCACTGCAGCGTGCGCTTAAAAATCTAACACCGGAAGAGCAGGCAAAATTTAGAGCAGACACCGCAGTAAAGTTTGTCAACATATTGAAAACCTTGCCAAGCAAAGAAGAGTTCGGCGCAGCTGCTGTGGCAGGCAAAGCCAAGAAGGGTTGGTACGAAGGAAGCACGCAGGCAATCATTCAGGTGTTTGGGCCAGACTCGCAGCGGTTTGCTGCGCTGCTGTCTGCTACTAGCCCACAGACCAGCGTCGAATCCAACTTGTTTAATGCGTTGCAAGTATGGAAAAACTGGACTGCAGCTGGTCGGCCAACAGACCGGGTATCAATTGTTCGCATAATGGGCGACAGTGTCCAAGGTAGCAAGGGCGAAGAGTCTGTGTTGGATGCCTGGATCAATAATAGTGTGAGTGCGTTATCTGCAGAAGATCCATCGACTATTGTTTTATCAGGCCCGAAAGTCAATAGCTTCATGTTGAATTTGCAAGGCAATGTCAATGAGGTAACAAACGATGCTTGGATGGCAGCGTTTACCTATGTTGATCAGAATTTATTTCGTGGCAGTTTGACTAAGGGTGGCGATCCTGGCAAAGGCTCAGGTTATCTTGCCATGAATGCAAGGGTGCGCGAGACTGCTGATTACCTGACAAAATTTACCGGGGAAAAATGGACACCGGCAGAGGTTCAGGAGACAATCTGGTCATGGGCAAAAACCCTATATGAGACAGCCAGCTCGAAAGGTGAGACACGCTCTGCTGTTCAATTAATCCAGGACAATGCGATTACTGATGAACTGATCGCTGCGACCCA